TTTATTATCTTCATCAGCACCTGTTACAATAGCTAATGGTGAGATATTCATAATTGCTGGATTGCTTACAGTGTCAATAATAAACTGTCTATATTGTTCAAAGGCTTGGTTGTCGTAGCTCTCAATTTGCGCTAACTTGCTTCTAGTTTGTTGAGATAGAATAGCTAGAATGTATTGAGCTAAGATATTAGTGGCTTTTGTTAAATTGTTGTTACAATCTAATAGTGTCTGTTCATATACACTGTCAGGTAGCCAGTATACATCGCGCCAATCTGCGAGTCTTAGTCGTAGCTTACCTACAGGTGTTGAAGGGTCAATTGCTGGCATTTTATAAATTCCTTATTCATGTTATCTCTCAGAAAGTGAAAGGTAACGTGAATAAGCCCCTCCTAATGGAGGGGCATCTTTGTAAAGAAACTGGTAGATATTTATTCTACAAAGTGTCTTAAAATAAGATTTTTATGTCTTATTTGGCCTATCCCCATAAATTTCCTCTGAGGCATTATCGTAAGCAAGGGCAGCTAGATATTCTGTGTTAAACATCCCTAAATGCTTTCTATGTGTCTTTGTGACAGAAATCCTTGCTCGCCATTTAAGAGTTTTAGAGTCGAGTGTTACACCTATATATTCCGATTCAGTCCCTGCCTTCTTACGCTTATTATGGCCCTGAACGCTCATAGTTGTCCATCTACAATTCTCTTTACAGTAATTACCATCTACATCTATTCTATCAAGGGTTAAACTGTCTGAATAGCCTTCTTGCATGTCCTCCCAAAAACCTTCAAATGTTTTCCACTTATCACAGACAGATATTCCTCTACCACCATACTCTTTGTAGGCAGGTTCATTACTATTCATGGTTCTTGCTATAATACCACACCATATAATATACTGCCTGTCTTTACTCATTCCATGAGATTTTGGGCGTTTATCAGCTATCTTCTTCCAACAACCACAGGATTTAGTTCTTCCTTGTGTGATCATATGTACGTCACCTTTGTAATTATTACCACAATTACATTTACATACAAAATACCTGTGGATAGCTCCAGATTTAACTGTTACATACTCTTCACCAATAATAGTCAGACTGTTTATAGTCTTACCAACATAGTCTTCGAGTTTTACTTTCTGCCTATTTCTTGCAAGTTCTCTCTGCGCTATTTTTCTGAGGCAACCACAGGATTTGGTATATCCTCCTATGATGTTTACCTTTCTAGCAATAAATTCTGTTCCACAGAAACACAAGCACTTTACGTTTAGATTATTGTGTTCTTTTAATTCTTCTATAATTTTTATTGAGTTCATGCTAACCTCTCTTTATCAAGGAACCTTGATTATAACCTATCAAAGTTCCTTTGTAAAGCTAATTAGCTTTTGTAATTCTAACCTTAGTTAAGGTCAATTACTGGAAATTGCTTCTACGATCAATCCCGGACGAAGTAGACCACAAGCAAAGTTGGATTCAGTTTCGATTTCAATCTTAGTACCATCTGGGGCATCTTTTTCAAAGTAGTACACTTGCTCGCCAAGGGTGTTCACTAGACCGAAACGTTCTGCTGGCGAGAAGTACATTTTGAAAGCATCAGTACCTTGACCAACGAAGTAAGCTTTACCAGCAGGGATCATCTGAACGCCATTGTGTTTATCACGACATTCAACGAACTGTACACCACCATAGAAGAATTCACGACGTACAACAGAAGCACTGTTACCAGCAGCTAGACGTTGACGTAGAGGCTCTTGTGAAGAGCTGTAATACTGATAAGCAGCTTTAACATTAGGATGCTTAATTAGGGCTGCGAACCAAGTTGGTGAGCAGAATGCTACAACACCACTGATTGATTGACCATTACCAGCATTGTCTTGAATTGAAGCAATACACTGTTCGATTTTGTCTAGAATCTCAGTGCTACCAGTACCAAATACGAAGTCTACTGAAGTACGGGTAAAGCTAAACTCACTATTCCAATCCTGAGTAACAGTACCTGATGGAGCATATACAGTGCCAGCAGTGATAATCTGAGCACGAGCTACTTCAAAGGTTTCATCCCAAGCGCGGCGGATACGTTCCATTTTACGGGTACGTAGATTAGCTAACATTTCAGCTTCATCTGCGCTACCGTAAGCACGTACATTTACCAAATCTTTAGGGTAAATTGCATCGTCCATGTTGAAGTGAGGGATAACAAATGAGTGAAGTTTACGGGTGTAATCTTTACTTTGGTTATGACGATCGCCACGAACACGGTCAACAATTACAGTGCTGTCTTTAATAGTTTCTTCAAAAGTAACAGCACTTGAAGCTACTGGCTCATCTGAGAAAATACCAAAATCTTGAATAGTGGTATAAGTATTTGGGATTACATTAAGTTCTTCTGTCCAGTCAGCAATTTGAAACTGACCATTAGCGCCAAAACTACGAGTTAACATTATTATTTTCCTTATTAATTAAACAGTAGCGTCTACAAGAATGCCAACAGTTTTTAGGCTGTCATATACAGCTTGTTTTTCGGCATCTAGGTCAAAGGTTGCATCAAGAACTAGGGCAGATTTGCTTAGAACTACTTTACCACGAGTGATAGCCAATACTTTAGTATCAGTAGTAGCGGCTACAGTGAAAGGAGCAGCAGTACCGAAGGAATCACCAACAACAACTGCTAGAACGTTCTGTGAACCATCTGCGGCAGTTTGTACGGCAATTTTCCATTTACCAGTTGCAGTAACTTTACCAAGACAAGTACCAACTACATAGGATTTTTGAGCAGCTTCATTTACAGTGATAACGTCATGAAAGAGTTCAGTAGAATCACTGTCACTTTTCTTAACTAGATTGCTGTAGTGGCTGTAATCTGTTGCAATTACGGACATTTTATTTCCTTATTTAACGTTGTATTTAGCGCGAAGAATACGTTCTTCTGCTGTCATTTCTTTTGCTGGCTCTGCATCACCTGCTACGCCTGCTTCTTTAAATAGCTCTGATTGAGCCTCTACTTCGACAGATGTAGCCATCGCTGTAACAACAGCATTGAAAGCAGCATCTTCTAATTCCTTAGTAGCTTCAAATACAGCATTTACTTTCTCACTACCGAGAGTAGCTTCTAGTTTTGCTTTACGAGCTTCTAGTTTTGCTGCTAGTTGTTTCTCAGCAGCTTCTTTCACATCGGCCTCTAGTTTCTGACTATGCTCAATAGCAGTTGATAGAGCAGCTTCAAGATTTGCTTTATCGGCTGACAAAGTTGTGATAGTATTTACAGCATCAGAAAGATTAGCTTGAACACCTTCAAACTGACTCTGTAACTGTGCTAGTTGTTCTTGAATTTCAGCTAGTTCTGGGGAAGCTACAGCATCCACAATACCTAACTGTTTCTTAAGACGATCAAGCATTAATTGCTCCTTTAGTTTTTGCTTTGTGTTTTGCAGAGATATATGCTGCAAATTCTGAGTTGGTCATAATAGAATTGATAAGACCGATTTCTAAGGCTTCATCAGCATTGAAAGTTTCAGCGTTTAATGCTTTAATATCTTCAACAGCTAAACCTGTGTATTTGCTAACATGCTCTGCAAATTTATCATTCAGCATATCAACATCTTTTTGAATTTTTGTTAGGAATTCTTGTTTGAAACTACCATCTTCTGCGAAAGGTACTTTGCTTGAACCTGATGTGATGAATACTCGTTTTACACCAGCATTATCCATTGCTTTAGAGACATCTGTAAGGGCAACTACAGCACCAATAGAGCCAGTAATAGCATCTGGGTTAGCAATCACTTCATCACAGATACATGCTAATAGATAACCTGCACTGCAAGCCATCTCATCAACATACCCTACCAGTTCTACACCGTTCGTATCTGCTAGTGTTCTAATCTCGGATGCTGTTTGGAAGCTGTGCGTTGCCATCCCGCCGGGGGTAGAGAAATCTACTACAATGGTCTTTACACCCTCTTCAACAAGCTCTTCTACAGAGTTTAGTAGCCCAACATAAGATGTGCCCTTAACTTCTCCACAAGCTCCCATTACAGGTTTGTAGGTGATAGCTCCATCTACCTTTACATAACCAAATCCATTATCTAGTTTACTTTTCTCTTCAGATGATGTAGAATCGTCGTCATTATCCTTAATAAACATAGGAACTAAACCCTCATTGCGAAGGTCTAGGTAAGATAACATTTTATCTAAGGAGTGGGTTGTGATAAGATGTGGTGTGTCATACGCCATGTTTGTAAGGCGCATTACGCTATTTTTCTTAATCATTTATAACTTTCTATGCGCTGTTCTCAACATTGTCACTCGAATTGTCCCTACCAGAAGGTGTTTTTCTAGTACCTTCACCAGATGGAGAAGCAAACCCTTGACCAGACTTGGAACCACCATTACCCTGATTTGTTAGAGACTCTTTATCAATCTCTTCATCTTCAGGTTTGATAGGCACACCGATGTATTCACGGATAAGGTTAGCTGTTGGACGATCAAACTCTACCATACCTACAGAAGCTACACGTTGAAGCATCTTAGAGAATTCTTCCATTGCTGGACGATCAAAGTCACCAAATACAATCTCTGGAAATTCTGTGTCATTCCAACCATTTAAAGCGAATGTCTGAGGAATCAAATCATTGTTAATTACGTCAGAGATTTCTTTAAGGCGGTATGCTAGGTGTAATGCCATTAGGTTAGTCTTACCAGTACCTACTGAATAGTTATCTGGGGAGTTACCTGTTAGTCGTAATATTGAGCATGACATAGCAGCAGCAATATCATCCTGAAGTTGTTTACAGATTGCTGGAACATCATAGGCTTTACCACCTTTAGACTCTAGCAATTCCATCTTGAAGATTGGTTGTTTGCTTTCAGGGTCATACAATAGAGGCATTACAACAGAGCCTTGAGCACCAGTTGTAAGGTTTTCACCAATCTGTCGGAAAGAGTCTGCTACCGCTTTATCTTCAGGGCTTGCGTTAGGGTCTAAGTAGCGAGGGTGTACTGAAAACACAGGTACGCCACCAAGGTCACGAGCAACACCAATCATTAGTTGGTCTTGCAATAGATTTAGTTTCTTATACGCTACGTAAGCACCTTTTAGTAGTGACCTACCTTCAGGGTTTTCTTTTGTACTATCACAAGTGAACAGTAGAAACTTCTTACGAGGGATTGTTACTTTTGAATTACCAGCATCTGCCAGAGTAAACTTAGCTGTGCTATTAATATTTCGTAGGTCTTGTTCAATAGCTTCTAAATCTCTACCATCATCAGAAAACTTCCAATCAGAGATAGTAGATTGACTACGTGGAGCTAGTTTCTTCCAGCCAACTAAGCCATCATTAAATCTTGAACCATTTACTTTAAGACGACGCTTAAATACTTTCTCATGGATGGCAAAGCCATACTCTAGATAGCTTGTAACTTCTGTAATGAAGCTGCTCCAAGAGTGCTCCATGTCTTTCATGCAGGATGCAATAAAATCAGCCCGTTTAATCTGTGCTTCTGTAGCTCCTACAGGATATTTCACGCTCCAGTCAACTCTACCAATTAGTGTTTTATATGCTAATAGGTTAGCTGCCACTGTTGCGTCATTACGCATTTCATTGACAACTTTAACGAACTGAGGGTATTGAAAAAGCCTGTTAGCTTCCTCGTAAATTTTCTTATTACTAACTGCCAGCCCTGTTGTGCCAGACTCAGACAATTTAATACGAGGGATTACAGAATCAGAATCCGGCTGCAATGCTTTGTCAGTTTCCATTAATAATCCTTTTATTTGAACATATTACATCGCATAATTATTTTGTCAATAATTATTTGCTAATTTGTACTCAATTTACTTGAAATACTTTGTTTAGAATAGTTTGGTAATACAAATGTTGGGATTTGTATTGATTTGGCTATAGAATTGAAGGCGTC